TCGCGCTCGGCGTCGATCCCTCGATCATCGACGTGAGCGTGGCGTCGCCCACGCCCGGCACGGTACAGGTATACGTCCTGACCGGACCGATCGCGGCGCAGCCGGCGGCATCGCCCAACAACGCGGACGTGGCGAACTCCACGCTGCTGGCCAAAGTGCTGCAGGCGCTGGGCGCCGACAACGTGCGGCCGCTCACCGACACGGTGAGTGCGCTCGCGGTGAGCGAGATCGACTATCAGATTGCGGGCACGGTCACTCTGTTCGCCGACGCCGAACCGATTTCCACCATGGCTGCGGTCAACGCGGCGGCACAAGACATCGCGCTCAATCTGGCCGCGCGCATCCAGCGCGACATCGTGCCGAGCGAGATCGTGGCGGCGCTATCGGTCCCGGGCGTCTACCAGGTCGTGCTGACGCAGCCGTCATATACGCAGCTCGGCGTGGGACAATGGGCCAACTGCGCCGCCATCACGCTGGCGCAGGCGATCGCCACGGAGCATTCGTGATGGGCGCCACGGCCAGACAGTTTTGCCCGCTATGCCGAGGCGAGTTGTGCATGGCGGACGCCGTGCGCACGCATCTTATCGCGGATCACAAGCGCAGTCCGGCGGAGGCCGACGAACTGATCGCGCGCTTCAACATCGCCCAGCCGATTCCCGAGCCGGAACCGGAGCCGCACATGTATTGCGCAACCGAGGCGCGCCGTAGTGGCGGTGGGCGATCGCGCGACGGCGGCGCGGCGGCGCCGGATGTGTCGGTGAACTGATGGCGCAGCTCCAGCTACCGCCTTCGATAGACGACCTGCGTTCGCAATCGCTACTGGCGACGATCGAGCGGCTCGACGCGCTCGACCTGACGCAGTTGCTGGTCTACCGCCTCGCCTCGGCTCCGGATTCGGCACTGATCTTCCTGGCCTGGCAGTTCGACATGCCCGATCCGCAGTGGCAGCTCGCGGCGACTACTTCGGGCGAGAGCATCGACGCGCTGACCGACATCGACACGCTAACCGACATCGACACATTGTTGTCGTCGTCGGGCAGCGCCGGGCCGACCGACTTCGATTCGTGGCGCGCGCTGCTGGCGGCCGCCATCCCACTGCATCGTGTGCACGGCACACCCTATTCGATCAGGCAGGCGCTGGGCTCGCTCGGCTGGTCTAGCGTCGGCTTCCTGGAGGGGCAGGCGAGCTGGGGCGGCAGCGCGTGGCCGTCTTCAGAGGGCTGGGCGGTATTTCGGGTGGTGGTGAATCTGGGCACCGGGCAAGCGATCGGTACCGGCGACGCAGCGCGAATTATTGCCGCGGTGAATTTCTTCAAGCCCATGCGAAGCTGGCTCGATGCGCTGGTGTTCGAGGCCGCGCCGCTCGCCGACGCGGGGCCGGCACCGAGCGACTTCACGGGCGCGGTCGACCACGCGCCTGCGCCGAGCGATCTGCTGACCGCGCCAATCGCGCCGCTGGCGGACCAGCGGGTGATCGCGCCGGCCTACAACCGGCATTACTACCATATCGGGATAACGTACGGCGCGCGCGAACCGGCAGTGGCCGACTCGGGCGTGGTCGCCAACGGAGTGCCTATTTCGGCAAACGGGTAAAGCAATGGTGAAACGGCCAAAAGGAATAGTCAGAATCTTCAGCCGCGGCACGCTGGTATGGGAATGCCGCAACCTGTTCGTCAACGCGGGGCTGCCGGCACTCGCCAACCTGATGGCTGGCGTCACCTCGGGCCAATACGCATTGGCGGTCGGCTTCGGCAGCGGAAGCGCCGCGCCGACCGCGAACGACACCGACTTGAGCACCTCGCCGAAATACTACAACGCGGTGGGCACCCATACTTTTCCCAGCTCCGGCAGCGTGCAATTCAATTACGCGCTGTCGGCGACCGCCGACTACGGCGCGCTCGGGATGAACGTTCAGGAGGTGGGCCTGTTCGCCAACGGCGCGGCGGCCGCGATGCCGGCCGCGCTGGGCACGGCGAATCCAGCCTGGGCGGCTACAACGGCGTGGGCGGCCGGCAATTTGGTCGTCGACGCCAACGGCAATATCCAGCGCTGCACGACGGCGGGCACCAGCGGCTCGGCGGCGCCGACGTGGGCGACGGCGCTCGGCGCTACCACCAGCGACGGGAGCGTGGTCTGGACGCTGGTCGCGCTGCATACGGCGCCGGCGCCGATGCTGGCGCACGCGGTGGTGCCAGCCTTCGCTTTCAACGGTACGGCGAATTACCAGGGCACCTGGACCTTCACGTTCTGAACCAGTACTGAGGTGCATGATGGCAACGCTTATCGATAGTCCGGAATACACCGCCAACGAGATCTATGAAATCCAGCAAACCGATCCGGTCGAGGGTGCGGGCAGCGGCGCGAGCTTCAGCGGTATTGGAGTGAGCAACGAACCCCATCAGCAGCTCGCCAACCGCACGGCATTTCTCTACGGACGGCAGAATACCAACATCGCGAACATCGGCGCCCTGCAGAGCTTCATCGCCGGCTTCAGCGGCTCGCTCAAGACCAACGGCTATCTGAAAATCCCGCTGACTGACGTAAGCCGCGGCGCGGCGATCGTGATTATCCAATGGGGGTACTACGCGCTGGCCCAGCAAGCCATTCCCAATGACGAGCAGTTTACCGTGGCGTGGCCGATCTCGTTTCCAAACGCGATCCTGCTGCCGCCCCTGGCGACCAACGTCTATTATCAAACCCGCGGGCGCAACGCCGTCGCCTCGGTCGTAACTTATGGGGCCAGCGGCGCGACGTTTGTGCTTGACGTTCCCGGCAACCTCCCCGGCGATCCGACCACGCCGCCGTACACGGGCGAGTTGAGCAACGGATTTTCCTGGCTGGCGATCGGATTCTGATGGACTCATATCATGTATAAATCGCTATCGAAAACGTTCCTGGGCTCACTCCTGATACTGGCCGCGATGGCCGGGGCGGCGGCGGCGCAATACCAGCCGATTCCGAACTTCACCGGCATCGGCGCCGGCTTCAACTTCCGCCAGGCGATCAATCAGCGCTTCTCGGGCACTCAGGCGATCGCGCCGCAGTTTGCCGGCCTGCCCTTCGCGAGCCTGCCCGCCGAGCAGGACGGTCTGCTGTTGTGGTGCAAGGATTGCCAGGCGACGGCGCCCTGCAGCGGCGGCGGCGCGGGCTCGTGGGCGAGAGGAGCGCGCGGGGCCTGGAGTTGCGCCGTCGGCGCGCTCGAGCAGGACCTCAATGCCAACGGCCACAACATCATCGCGGCGTCCAGCGTAAAAGCCGACCAGCCGGGCGATCCTCAATACCGCGAGCTGCTGGTGCCCGGCAATGGTATCGCGGTCGGCAACGGGGCGACTGCGCCCTTCACCGTAGTCGACGAGAGCGCGAACATCAGCGGCCATTTAAATGGGGCGATCAACGTCAAGGCGCCGCCCTATCTTGCCAAGGGCGATGGCGCGACGGACGATACGGCGGCGATCCAGGCGGCGGTCAACGCGAGCTGCGCGGCCTCGGGGAGTAGCAAGCCGGAAGTTTATCTGCCCGCGACTCCGGGCGGGCTGTGCTATAAGACCAGCGCGCCGATCCTGCTCAACTGCTCGACCAAGTTCAACGGCGCCGGATGGCAGCAAACCAGGCTCTGCCAGAACTATTTCGGCCCGACGATCATCGCGCAGGGGGCCGAGAATGGATGGAAGCCGCCGCTGACTACGAATATCTCTACCACCTGGGTGGCTAACACCCGCTTCGGAGGCGCTGGTTTTGGGACGGTCTTCTACAACCATCCTGCCGACATCGTAGATAGCAACGGCAATATTGAAGTTCAGACATTCTTTGGTTCTGGTAACGGTTGTACCACAGGTTCTTCGAGGCCGTCATGGCCGACCTCCCCGCAAGGCGCTACCACGACCGATAACAACTGCGTATGGGTGCTCGCGACCACTGGCGGGAGCAAGACTATCGCCTCGGGAACAGGCGCAAGTCTCGATGCCGCCGATCCTGAGTTCTTTGGTGGTGCAGGATATGGTGGTGGTGGCTCAATCAATGGTAATAACGCAACGTTCGAGATGATGAACGCCGCCAACCTCGAAAGCGCGCTGAACGGACTCGCCAACTTCACAGTCGAGTTTTACGTCGAGCCGTTTTTCGATGACGGCGGAGCGTCTGACAACCAGAATCTAATCGGTATCCACCACGGAATACCCGGGGGCAACACAGACGCCCTCCAGTTTGTAGCTAACGGCAACGCCTGTACCGGCGGCAGTAATTGTCTCAATGCTGGCGCGAACATCGGCGGTTCATTCGTATACGCAAACTCAGCCGGTGCCGGGGGAAGGCTTGTCGCCGACAAGATTCACCATGTGGCACTAAGCTACGATGGTTCAACGCTACGCTTATTCGTTGATGGTGTGCTCGCAGGGTCGCACGCGGCATCCGGTAATTGGACGATACCGCCCTACGAGAGCTTCGAGATTGCAGATACGTTACCGCAGAACTTTCTCGCGATGAACTCCAGCACCGCCGAAGTCCCCGCTTTCTATGACTCAATTCGCATCTCCAACACGT